TTAGACATAGCGAGACTCCTTGATGATCTTTTTCACCTGGACAGCAGTCGCACCAGCAGGAACAGGCAATTCACCAAGGTCAGTACCATCAAAGGAAACATCAACCTTGGCATCCCCCTTGAACCAAGAGAAGTCGTTACCGGTGCGAGTTGCATAGCCTTCCAAGATGCCTGATTTGTAGTCAAAGTTAACAGTTGAAGTAGCCATCTGAGAGTCCTTTCGTTTGATTACCGTTTACATAATTCATTATAGCAGAGGTTTGATTTATGTATACGTAAATCAAAATAAAAAGAAGGTTTTTTACTCTGAGTGCTCGGCTTCGTCGTCCGCTAGGCCGCTCCCTCCTTGCCATCGCCCTCGCCGTCTTTATCTTTGGTAGAGAAGGGATTAAGCAGCGCAGGAGAAGGCAGTGCAGAGGCCTTGGGCTCAACATACTTGGTAGGCTGACAGTAGATAGTGACTGAATCGCCGGTATCGACGTTATAGAGCTCGGCCTGACAGTACCGCTTGTAGCGAACGGCATAACCCATGGAGTAGAGCTCATCGTTGTTGGTGTGGTACTCATCGCCCTCCTTGGTAAACAAGGCAAGGGTGATAACACCGTTACCCTGGGTATCCAGCGACGAACCGGTAACGTAGACGGCCTTGGCGTTATAGGGGTTCACAAAAACAGGCTGACGAGGAGATACCTTGTTAGTGCCACCAGTGCCCACATTACCAGAAGTGCCCGAACGACCTTGAACAACCACACCAGGATCTTTTTCAGAATCTGCCACAACCGGATCACCATTGAGATCAGCACTGAGCTTATCGGCCTCAGAAAAGTTGTGTAGAGCAAACCCACCGAAGATGAAAATAAGTAGCGCGTAAAAATAAAAGAAGGGTGAGCTAAAAGGGCCTTTAGACTGACCGGACTTGGTGTGTTTGCCGGTCTGGGTTGATTTGTAGAGAAGAAACGCCGCCAAAGGTACTTTCTCACGATAAACCGGAGAGTTCGCAGCGGGAACACCATTTGAGCGCGGGTTATGTTCATATATCCTCGGCTTACGCTTGTAGAAAAAGAAAGAGTCCTTATTTGATTGCGCCTTGGCTAATTCAGCGCAACCACGAACCATAGGAGCAACATCATTAATATCAGGGGTGACGCAAACAATATCCCAATTAAATTTGCGATGGCGTTTAAAAGCTCCATTCAAAGTCTTTGGGTAAACAATACGACCATCAGAGTCAAATAAAAGACTACCGGTGTCATCATAATCGCAAGTGTCATAAGCATCAGGCTTACAAGCATCAAGAGCAGAGTAATAATCTTCAATTAAACCGGATGGCAATTGGTCTTTATAATTATCAATAGGTTGATAATCTAAATCTGACTCCTTCCATGACTTGTCAGGATAAATATCCTGAACTTCATCCATAAGGATAAAAGAACCAATGGGCGCCCAGTGAAACCAACGCCGCCAAAGCCGCAAGGCTTCATCGTGAATGATATTAATACGGTAGAGACGGGTAGAGTCTGGAAACTTCTCACCGAGGCGCTTTTCGATATCCTCAAGAGGATAACAACCCTCAAGATTGGTGATACAAATACGCCCCTGACGAAGCGCAGGAAGCAAGTCATACCAAACAGCAGACGCAGACTTGTAAGAGCCGTTAGGCCCATGACGAATAACAACGGCCATATCACCACCCCAAGAAATTCAAGGCGAAACGGGTCACGATGGCATGAAGGATCATGTTCATGCCATCAACCGCGCCGGATTGAAATAGAAACCACTGGATGGAAGACGGCAACGAACTCATGAGTGGCTGGAGGATGCCGGATATGTTGAAGTCCTGGAGGATCTGCTGAGCGATGGAATAACCCAACTGGATCATCATGAGCTCGCCCTCAATCTTGAGATAGAGGCCAATCTCGACCACATAGGCCAGCGTTCTGGACACGATGTAAGGGACACCATCCGTAAAAAACAGATGGATATCGACCATCATCCCCGACACCCAATTTATGAATTCCGTTATCATAATTCATTTCCTATTCGCGACGATGTAGACCGCATAAAGCGCACAGAGAAGGAGGATAACGGCGGCAAGGCCCATATCCAGAATCATCTGAAACGCCCCCATACCGAACGACATAGTCGTTCCGTTCATATTCAACGTCCACTCATCAGGTTCACCGGATGCGGATAGCTCAGTGAACTGAAGAGAGGTCTGGAACTCGGTGGCCAAGTCCTTCATCTTCTGGATAGATTCGGCCTTTTTATCTTTGATTTCTGTAAACGAGGATTCAGGGATAACGCTTTCCCAGAAGGCACCAGAGCCTGCACCTGGAACAAAGGGACCATCGCCCTCATCTTCATCGAGCTTGTCGGAGATTTGATCGAGGGTATTCTTGATACCATCCAGCTTGCCATTACCTTGGGCTTGAAGGGATGCCGAAGCCCCACCACCACCGCCACCAGAACCAGACTTAATGATGGCGTTCTGAAGGTCTTTGGAAATATTTGACATGAGATTGCCGGTAGCCGTGTTCTGGGAAGACGCTGCCTTGATCTGAGCATTGGCCGAATCGGCTATGGTTTTCGTTACATCTTTCAAAGTAGCCGTGCCATCAGGGCCAGTAACAGTTGGCTGAACCGGAGTGCCGGTTGCAGAGGATGCGGCACCAGTCAGCTGATCGAGAGCGCCAGTCGTTCCAGGTGAGGTTGTGGATTCATCAGTTGGCGGTGCAGGAGTACCTGACGGTGTTTCAGACTCACTCAGTAAAGGCTCAGGACGAACGACAGGACAGGTGGCACCGGTAAAGGTATAGGAACCAGTCCAAGCACCACTTGAAAGCTGTAGACCACCGCCTATCGTCTTGATAGAGCACTGACCAAAACAGGTCACTTCGCCAGCAGTAGAGCCAGCAGTGGGGCCAGCCTGAAAGTAGTATTGTGAGGAGTTAGTAAGACCAGCAGCCGCACCACAGTTAGCAACACAGGTCTCTTTACCATCACTTTGAATACGCACTATAGCCCCCATCTTGCAGACTTTAGGCAGCACCTGACATACCTGGACACCATTTAAATCAACAGGGCCTGAGGTAAATTCAGGTTTCCCTTCTGGCGGACAATAATAAGAATCAGAAACAGACGTAGCATCAAAACGCCCCATATAAACAAAGGCGCCAGTAGAGGTATTAACATAACCAATATTCCATTTAGAGCCAGAATCATAAACAGAAACAACATCACGAGAACCCGAGCCTTTTGTGTAAACAATACACTCCTGCAATGTAATACCGGATTTCAAAACAAGAGAAGTTGGAGAGCATGTGCCTATAGAAGGAATAATTCTCTTAGGTGCTGGTACAGACTCAGCAGCAAAGGAACAAGAAGAAATAACGAATAAGAGGGCGAAGATCCATTTCATAAAAAAAAAGGCGGGTTTCCCCGCCCCCTCGTGTTATCCGGAATAGACCCCTGACGTAAAACCAAGGACGAAACAGAGGCCTACGCCAAGTGCCCACAAAAGGGCGGAGAACATTACTTACGTGCCCAGGAGAGCAGCGCAGCCACACCGAAAGTCAGCAGTGCCAGACCGACGACACCGACAACAACCAGATCGATGTTGCCTTCGGCCTGAGTTTTGGCAGCTGCGAACTCAGTCGCGATATCCACGGCAAAAGCAGAGGAAGAAGCGACGACAGCGGAGGTAACAACAGCCACAGGAGCGGCGTACTTACGAACGATATTGATGTATTTCATGACACATATCCTTTTGTGAAATTAACGTCTACCAAGCCAACGAACTATCCGACCCAAGCTGTGACCAGCAAAGAAAGTCAACAACATGAAACCGAGGTACTCATTGGCAAGGTCTTTATCAAATTCCGACAAAGCGCCTACTTGTGCCCGATATTGGTCAGGGGTGACAAGCACATATCCCGTGCAAGTATTCAAACCGTCAGCAGTGACGATAAGATCCCCCATATCGGAGACAAGCAGGCAGCTCATCAGAATTTACTCTCAGTAACAGGCTTGGGATCCTTTACTGGAGTTTTGGTGATGGGATCACCACCAAAATCGGCATCAAGCGCTTTGTCGTATTTAAAACCGACGACAAGCAGCTTTGAAAAGTCAGTTGGGTCAAACTCTACCAAGAGAGTCACCGGAACCAGGGTAGGACAGTTCGCCAAGGTAGCCAAAACAGCAGGCTCATTTTTGATGCCCAAACTTTTGGCCTGATAACCACGGCTGATGATGGTGCAATCAGGCATATCAATGCCAGTTGCAGGCACGATATATTCCATGGTGGCGAAGTCATAAGGACGAGGAGATCCACTTTTACGGGAAATACCTTTGCCCTTGGTGATGCAAAAAACGAGGACGTTCTCTATTTCGGTCATAACGATTCTCCGGTTAATAAGCCCTCAAGCTTGGGCACAAAGGCAGGTAATGAATCCAATTCGGGCGGTACGGGTAGCCGTAGCCGAGCCGGAATGTCATCAAGGGATAAATGAGCGGTCAATTGGTTGATAATTATTTCTGGTTTCAATCCTTCAACATTTTTCATCCAGTTGACCAAGCGGCCAGCCATACGAGACATATTTTCAACAGCGTTATCCCGAGTGGTTACAAATTTATTTTTGAATGTGGTAATCCGAACCGGCTCAACAAGGTCAGCCCCTTTCTGCTCAGACATGGCGGCAAGCCACTTGGCGAACTGGGGGTAAAGACCGGCAAAATACGGGTCAGGGTTGATAAGCACATCGAGCGGGATAATCCGGTCTTTGCTGTGCAACTCACCCTCAGCACGCACCCAATTAGGGAACTCGACAGATGAAAGCTGTTTACCCTTTTCATAGGTACGGCCACATTTGCCATTGAGGCGAGAGCCGATATAGAAGGAGCAACCTGATGTTGCAATGAGACCAAAGCGCTTAGCCAAGCCCTTGACCATTTCAGGTATCAGATCACCGGCTTCAATCTTCATCCACTTGGGCGCATTGCCACGGGCCGGATGAAAATCACCAGCCTTGGCAGCTTCTACAGCGGCATCGTAAGAGATCGTCTCACCGAGATAATCATCCAACGCCAAGTCAACACGAGTAATTCGAAGACCTGGCACCCGCACCAAGACACGATGAAGAGCCACAAAGTCGAGAGCGTCACATCCCTGACCAGTGAAACTGACGAAGCAGCCATGATTAGCAGCTCCCCAAGCGACCAAGCCGCAAGGAATACCATCAACGAGGATATCCCCAGAACAAGAGTAACCATGAACACCACCACGACGCTCACGAACAGTAAAGCGAGGAGCCGGAATAGGAACACCGATTTCGTGGTTGAGCTCATGGAAAAAGATCTCCAACTCGTTGCAGCAAAGGGAGTCAAAAAATTGAATTCCGTATGCATGAATCAAGTCGTTATAGGCATCGTAGTAACGAGCCTCAGGGTTGAGCTCAAGGGTTGAAGCATCGAGCAGCTGACCAAGCACGGCCTTAAGTTCAACGTTCATCCGGTGAGAGGCTTGGTCTTTGTAGCCAAAGCGAATATTGGTTTCCATGGCCTGATACATGGAGGCCGTCAGGACAGACCGGATACCCTCTACAGCGGTTTGAGGAACAGTAGCATCACGCAGAACGCGAGGGTCATTTGAACTAGAGACAGGTCGCACATAGATCAGCCCCTTATCAGTGGCCTTGGGCCGGATGTTGCGGAGCAGCATATGGGAATGCTTGTCGAACGCCGGCACCGACTTGAGGATGGCCCCTTGCTTGGCCAACTCTGCACAGCGCTTAAGCACTTCCGGACTCCAAGTGAAGGAGAGGAAGTCGAGTTTGACGAGATCCGTCTTATGACCAGTCATCGAAAAACACTCCCTGTTCGTAAAGCGCTGCCCAGGTGTTTTCAGTGACTTGAACAAAGTCAAAATCGGTATCGGGGTAGTTGTATGAGAGATAACGAGCGCAGGAACCCAAGTCCGGGAACATCTCCAACTGACCAGCAACGCTCGCAGCAATCCAGCCAGTAGGCTCTTGCTGCCAGTAGAGGTTGCGTTTCATGGTCGGCTGCATGGTCATTGGGCGGATCCAGATTCGGTATTGAAATCGAGTTCGAGCTCAGCCGAGAAGGGGATGGACAGGTCGAGTTCAAGATCAGGAATGTCACCCTCGACAATCCCGTATGAACCACAGTCACGGCAGCCATCACCGCCGCACTCTTGGCAGACGTGGAAAAGAGGAACAGAGGACAAGACCCCCTGCCCCTCAATGCCAAATTCGTACCTTTGAAATGCGTTCATGATGACCTCCAACTGGTGAAACTCACATTCTAAGAAATCAGATAGTGAGCGAATCTTTGCTTATGATTTCTCAGAAGTCAAGAAATCTGAATTCTTTGATTCACTTTTGTTAGAATTGGAGAGTTAGTTCACAAGGAGCAGAAAATGCCGTCCAAGCACATAGACGACAGCACCTGGAGGAGGGTCGAGTCTGAAACCGTGAAAGCGGTGATAGCGACAAGAACAAGCCTGAAGGATACAGAGATCCTCAAGTTGCTAATTTTGAAAGGGTTAGATTGCATAACCGAGGACGATTATCGGCAATACCTGAAGGAGAAGGGCAGAGACTGACAAGCTGCCATCCCGAGAGAGCCCCGCATGGATAGCGGGGTTTTTGTTTTGTGAAGCCAGGCCTCGCATAACACGAGTTATATTAAACATTCTCGGGCGTCTGGATGATGCCAGCGCACTGCCCCACCTCCCTCCTACCTCGAAGCCCCCTGCCCTGCGCCATTCTGGCAGGGGACCCAGTGTTCAACATAACTACTGACTACATTATGCGCGGTTTTGTTTATGAGATGAAACACGCTACCGAGTTGGCAATCATCTGGTTCGTGACGTTCGCTCTTGCTCCTATCAGCGCGCGTGTCGGTTGGCCACTGTATCACTCACATTGATTTGTTATCTCTCACCCTTCATCGACACACCAACACTCGTTCATTCATGCAACCTATCAAGCGGTTTATGGTTGGCGCTTTCGTGCCGTTCACTGTTGCCGGTGTGCAGATATTTGGAGGTAGTGTCTATGCTGTCATGACCCGCGTCAGCTTGAACATGGGATAAGGGTCGACCATTGAGATTGATGTCATGGGTAATGCCGGTGTGGCGAATGGAGTGCGGCGTCAGATTGCACATCTCGGCGGCGTCCTGGGTAAAACCGTCCTGTTCGGCCAGATTGGCGGCAGTCTGGATCACCGTCATCACCAGTTCACGTAGTTGACGGATACCGAGATTGGCATTGAGCTCTCCCTGTTCACGGCCATGCGCGGCGGCTTTATGGCGTACAAAGAGTGGTGTTTTTTCATTGGGGGCCGGCAATGGCGCTAACCCCAAGAAAGTGCGATAGCGCTTGAGCGCTTCCAGCAAGGCCTGAGACACCGCCACAGTACGTCGTTTTCCGCCCTTGCTGCGTGGAATGTAATAGCCCCAGACGCCGGTTTTACCGTCACGGCGAAACTGGCCCATGACGGGCGTAAAACCCGGTCTGGCTGCCACTTCCGAGATGCGCAGATAGCAGGCATACATCAGGATTATCAGAAAGCGGCTGCGTTCATGCTGTTCTGGCTGTTCGGTTGCCAGTCGGTCGGCCGCTTGCATGACATAGGACCACTGCAGCTCGGTGAAGGCCTGGCCCTGATCATCTGGTTCCTGCTGGACCGGTCGCTTGACTCGTTGCAGCAGCAGAGCCGGATTTCTGTCCATGTACTCTTCCTGGATCAGAAACTGGAAGAAAGCCGACAGAATGGCGAGCTTGGTCTTCATTGCCTGTTCGCTCAGACGGTATGGCAGCTCGCGGCCCAGCTCCCGTTTGCCGAGGAATGGCCGCCACAACGGATTGGGCAGCCGTTCTCCCCACTCTTTGTCTAGGATGAACTGCGCCACATTGCGGTAGGCAATCAGCTGGTCTGGTGGCGCCTGGCAATAGTCGAGATAGCGCATCATGATGCGCCGGGTCAGGTCTTTCGGGCTGATGCCCAGCTCGCTGAAACACCAGTGCAGAAATGTCGTCAGCTCGCTACGGTACGTTTTGTAGTTGTTCTCGTTATGGCGTTGCTCCAGCAGCCAGTCGACCGCCAGTTCGTAGACGAGGCCTGCATCGGGCACGTCGTTCAGGCTGAGGTTGGCCAGATACTGATTGACCTGGGGATTGCCCGTCTCCAGGTGAGCAAGGCCGTCAAACAGCGGCATGGCGGGTGGAAGTAACATAGAGGTCATGGTGGTGCTTGTTTGGTCTACAGGATGGGAGCCGTGTGCTCTGTTCAAAAGCTGATGCCGATAAATGGGGTTATCGGCATCATGATGTGACAAAAAATCCAGCTGTGTGCGATGCTGCAT